CATAAGGCTATACAAACCATTAATCTTATAGAAGGTAAATCTACTGTGATTAACGAGAATAGACAAAAGGATGGACAAGACTTGGCTATTGTTGATCTATTGAATGAAGCAAAGATGCGTAATGAGGCTATGAGAAATAAAGGTTTGATAAAGGAAGGTTTGACAAGTGAGGTTTGATATGATAAGGGTACCCATTAGGAAAGCCGTTATCTTTTTACGAATTTCGCTGTCTGCAAACAATGTTTCCCATAAAATCAAATATGAGGTAGTCTTATAATGTCACCAGAAGTGATATCGGCAATAGGCGTAATAGTTTTAGGAATCACAGGAGGATTCTTTGGGATGATGAGATATATGATCAAAACCTTAGCAGAACTTAGACCTAATAGTGGCTCTAGCATCAAGGACAAAGTTGAGATTAATAGCAAGAGGTTGGAAAAGATTGAGGAACGAGTAGACAATATCTACGAAATTCTGGCTAAGAAGGGATAAATGTTAGCAACTGATATTTTGGACGGTATTCCACTGGAACTCCTGTCCTTTTCTGATGGGCGTAGAGAGATAACCAAGTATGATCCTATGCTATTTGCTTTGACATATTTGCCGCATCACCTTATGAACGCTCATGGAGAGATAACATTATCTGAATTCCATACTGATTTAGCAGAATATGGCAAATCCTGGATACATAAGCCGCAAAACCCTAAAGAAAACCGTGATGCCTTTATCGCTCCAAGAGAATGTGGCAAATCTACTTGGATTTTCTTGATTTTGCCTATGTGGGCTGCTGCTCATGGCCATGTCAAGTTCATTGCCGCTTTCTCAGATGCTGCATCCCAGGCGGAAACTCACCTTATGACATTTAAAAACGAATTGGAGTCAAATGAATACCTTATTGAAGATTATCCAGACCTGTGCAAGCCTAAGATTGTTAATTCTTCAGGTCGTGCCATGGCATCAAATTCTTGGCGTATTATTCAGAGCAACGATTTTATCTTTGACGCTAATGGTATTGACACTAACTCTTTAGGTAAGAAGGTCTTTGGCCAGCGTCCAGACTTAATCATTCTTGATGATATTGAAAAGGGCGAAAAGAACTACTCTGAATACCAGGCAGGGCAGCAGAAAAACACTGTATTTGACGATATCGCCCCTATGAATATCTATGCTCGTATGATTTTTGTCGGAACAACTACTATGCCTAACTCTGTTATGGATCAGTTCAGAAAATATGGCGAAGGCTATGCTGATCCTGAATTAAACTGGATTAAAGACCAGAATGTAGATGTTCACTACTATCCAGCAATTATGCCTAACGATGATGGCTCTGAAAGGTCTGTTTGGCCTGAGAAGTGGCCTTTGACCTGGCTTGAGTCACAGAGACACCTTCGTGACTTTGCCAAGAACTACATGAATCGTCCAATTAATACTGACGGTACATTCTGGACTAATGAAGACATTATTATTGAAGAGTTAGAAGATTATGGCAACACAATTATCTCTATTGATCCAGCCGTAACAAAAAACAAGATATCTGACTACACTGGAATCGCAGTACTGTCAAGAGGTATTGATGATTTAGGTAAAGCAGTTATTTATGTAAGACACGCAGAACAAGTTAAGATGTCTCCGTCAGAAATTGCTGACAGAGTAGAATACCTAGTAGAGAAGTTTGATGTCGGAGTTCTCTATGTGGAAGTAAACCAAGGCGGTGATCTTTGGAAAGATGTTTTCAAAAAGGTTAACGCTAAATATCGTTCCAAATCTCAAAGCGTATCAAAGCAGATTCGTGCTGGCAAGGCTTTGAATTTCTACCAACAGGGAAAAGTTAGACATACTGCACATTTCCCTACATTGGAAGAACAAATGTGGTCTTTTCCAAAAGTATCACACGAGGATGTATTGGATGCCGTTGTTTCTGGCATTTTGTACTTTTTAGATAACAAAGCAGTAAAACTAGAAACAAAACAAATAAATTATTTAAGGAGACAAAATGTCTGATATTAAAAAGGCTATTGACACAATTGTAGATAGAAGAAATTCTTATCTAACAGCAGAAGCGTACTACGAAGGAACAAACTCTGAAGTTTTTCCAAACAATCGTTGGTACAAGTTACTTGGAGGATCTCCAAACGACTTTAGATTTAACTTTGCAAGAACAGTTGTAGACTCAGTTCTCAACCGTTTAGAAATTGCAAATATTACAGCAAACACAGAAGAGGCTAACAATAAAATTGAGAGCATCTGGCAAATGAATGATTTGCAGATTGACGCTGATGAAATTCACCGTCGTGCACTAGTTTATGGTGATTGCTACGCAATTGTTTGGACAGATGTAGAGGGAAATGTCACTGTTGATTACAACTCACCACTTACAACTGTCATGATTTATGATGATGAGAACCCACGCACAAAGAGATTTGCTGCAAAGTTATGGCAATCAGAAGATCCAATGGATCACACAAAGAAGACTGCTCATCTAAATATGTATTACGCTGACCGCATTGAAAAGTATCAAATGCCTGGAGAAGTTGTAAACATTGTATCTGCTAATGGCTTTTTGCCAGTTGCAGTAGTAGAAAATCCATGGAATGAAGTACCAGTGTTCCATTTCCGTACTTCAAAGCAATACGGACGACCAGAGCATGTTGATGCTTACGGTCCACAAGACGCAGTAAACAAACTAATTGTTACTCACATGACAACTGTTGATTATCAAGGAGCACCACAGCGCTATGCTCTTGGTGGTTCAGGAAACTCTTCTGAATTTGAAGACTTTGATGAGACAGGAACAGAATCAGAAAACATTGGTCGCTTAAAGAACGGACCTGGAGAACTTTGGTACCTAAAGGGCGTAGACAAGGTTGGAGAATTTTCACCAGCAGACTACAAGGTATTTACAGAGCCAGTTAAGGACTTTGTTCGTTCAATGGCATCAATTACTTGCACACCACTGCATTACTTTGAAAAGACTGGAAGCATTCCTTCTGGTGAATCACTAAGAACTGCTGAAGCACCACTTATTGCTAAGGTAAAGGATCGTCAAATCACATTTGGTTCAACATGGACTGATGTGTTTAGATTTATCCTAAGAATTGACAATGCTGGTGAACCTAATGTTCAGGTTAAGTGGCAAGACATTGAAAGTATGGACAGTTTAGATGCTTGGGAAGTTGCAGTCAAGAAGAGAGTTGTTGGTGTATCTCTTGAGCAGGTTCTCATTGAAATGGGTTATGATCTTGAAGTTGCAAAAGCAATCGCAGCAGCAGAAGAATCAATAACTAGTTTAACACAAAATACAAACACTAACAATGTACTAATGGAAGAAACAGGTGGACAAGTTGGAAACTAATAATACAGAAGCAACAGAAACAACGGAAACAACAGAAGAAACAACTTTAAATGATCCAAAGGCAGTACTTGCTGCTTTAGATCGTGCAAAGAATGATGCTAAAAAGTTCAGGGAAGAAAAAGAAAAACTTGAAGTTGACTTGAACAGTAGCAATCAGAAGGTAGCAGAATTTAGTGGGAAACTATTAAAGGAAAAGGTAGCACAAAGACTATCTGCTGAAGGACTAAAAGAACCAAAGAGGTTCATTAAGTATCTAGATACTCTTAAACTAGATTTTGATGAGAACCTTGAGGTTACTGGTTTGGACGAACAACTAGAACAACTAAAGGCAGACTTGCCAGAAATCTTTGATGCCAAACTTCGTGTTGGTGGACAAGCAGACACAAGTCTAAAAGCAACAATTAACACTCAGTATTCTGCAACCCAATTACAGGCAGCAAAAATACTGGGCAAATTGTAGAATTAATGGTACAATAGACTTATTGGGAGTGAGTGGACGCTTGCCCTATACTAAGTATGAATTAGACGATTCAAAACTACAATTTAATAACTTTAATATCCATAGGAGGATAAAATGACAATTAGTCGTGTTGATTTAACAGAGGCTAACGGCTACATCCTAGAAGAGCAAGGGTCCACAGTAATCCAGGACCTCATTGCAAATTCTGCTGTAGAGCGTTTTGCCCGTCGTGAAGCAATGGCTTCCCGCACAAAGTCAGTACCTCGCTTTGTTGGAGATGCACCAGTAGTGGTAGCAGAAGGCGCAGAAATTCCTGCATCAAACCCAACTCTAGACGAAATCGTATTGACAGCAAGAAAGTATGCACAATTGATGCATATCTCAGAAGAAGATGTAAATGACTCACTAGTAGACACACTTTCTGTTTACAAGCGTGAGTGGGCATCTCGCTGGGCTCGTAAGTATGACAATGCTTGCCTTGGCGTAACAGCAGCAGGCGACGGAGATGACGGTCAGCCGTTTACATCTCTATATCGTGCATTGTCTACAAGCCCAACAGCACCAGTTCCACAGATCATCCAAACAGGTGGAGCAATGTCATATGATGACATCAATAATGCACTTGGCTTTGTTGAAAACTCAAAGAAGTTTGATGCAGCCAGCACAGTATGGATGGCTCACCCAAAGATGCTTAAGGAAATCCGTGGAATGGTCAAGGGTAACTCTGACCTAGTTCTACCAGATCCACTAGCAGGAACACCAGGATCTCTATTTGGATATCCATTGGTTGTTTCATACGGTGCAGCAACATCAACAGCAGCAACAGATTCACCAGCAGGAAATGCATTGCTCATCGTCGGTAACCGTCAGATGCTTATCAATGGTGTTCGTGGTGGCGTAGAGTCAGTTGTTTCTCGTGATGCAGAATTCGCTCGTGACGGCGTAGTCCTAAAGACTCGTATCCGTCGTGGGTTCGCAGTAGCAGATGCCGATGCATTTGCAATCGTAGAAAAGACAGGAGCATAAAAAATGGCTAGCAAATTATACGGACAATTCGTTCAAGCAGCATTTAACAAGGAAATTGACTTTGATTCAGATACAATCAAGGTTGCCCTTCTAACAAATGCATACACACCTGATCAGGATGCACACAACTATTTTGACGATGTTGTTGCTAATGAAGTATCAGGAACAGGTTATACAGCAGGTGGAAACACTCTTGCTAACAAGACCAACACATACGATTCAGCAACTAACGTAATTAAGTTGGATGCAGATGACACAACTTGGGCTTCATCAACAATTACTGCTCGTTATGCAGTAATCTACGATGCAACTCCAGCAACAAACGCAACTCGTCCACTTATTGGATATGTTGACTTTGGTTCAGATCAGTCTTCATCAAATGGTAACTTTACCATTACATGGGACTCTACAGGTATCGTGAGAGTTACTGTAGCATAATGAACATAAGAGTAGAAGCAGGTCCAATAACTATTGGATTTACATCAAATATGGTTGAGCCTACCGTTAAGGTAGAAATTGTGACTGTTGCAAAACAGATCACCTACTCAACACGGACCTGCTTCTCTCTATCTACTCCATCAATCAATGGCCACAGCCTCTCTGGAATTAATCCAGAACTATCATTGACAGGAGGAATGGCTACGCTGTAACAGGCGTAGTCTTTTTTTTATGGCATCAGCATTAAATACTAAAATTAATTCATACACACTTAATCGTGGTATTGAATTTGACCAAGCATATACACTAACTCCAACAAGAACTGGAACAAACCCTTTAGGTGGTTTTAATCAAAACTCAGCAGGAAATATTGTTTGGGAACCATCAGTAGGTCCATATGGTGGATCAGGCTCTTGGAAATTTCCCTATGACGGATCAATAACAGGTGGATTTGCTAGTATAGTTAATAGTACAAGTGCTAATACAACTGAAGGTACTGGTATCTCAGATGGTGACTACTCTCTTGGTATTTGGTTTAAGTTAGAAGCATTGCCAATTGGTGGTGGTTCTGGCCCAATGACTATTATCAATGCTACACCAAATACAACATTTGGTTATTCTATTGGTGTTGGTGGTTCTGATAGCAGTACAGGAAATGCTGGAAGAATAAACTTTCGCACTTTAATTGGACCAGTAATTACAACAGGTGTTTGGCATTATGTTGCACTTGTAAAATCAGGTACATCTGGTTCATTTTATTATGATGGATCTCTTGTTGGTACTATTACTGGAATGACTACTGGCAATATAACTGCAGTAAGATATGGTAGTAATGGTTATGGTTCAAGTAATCCCAATTCTCTAAATTTATCTAACGCTTATTTAACATCTACAGCACAAATTGGTCAAACACAAATTGAAGAAATATGGGCTGTAGGATCTCCGCCTGCTTCAACAAACATTTCATTTAACGCTACAGCAATAACTGCAAATGCTGAGTTTGCACCTGCAGATGGCGTTCCACAAAGCAGTGTATCAATAATCTCACCAGTTCTTACAGCAAGTGCAACACAAGCAGATTCAACAGTTTTAGGTATTTGGAATGTTCAAGTTTCAGAAACACCAAGTACAGCAGCATCACTGATTGCCGATCCATCACTAACAACATCTGGCAACTTAAATATTAACGCTGACCCATTCCTTATTGATCCTGTTTCACTTGAGCCAACAATAGTCATTGCAGATCGTGAAAACATAGAGGTTATTACATCTATCCCTGTATCAGCAACAATTGTTCAGCCAGCAGTTATTGTAGATCTAAGTCTAAACATTGTTCTTATAGAAACACTTAATGCTTCTGCAACATCTGTTGATGCAACATTTAGCCAAACTGCAGACGCTAATATTGTTGAGACACCATCTACTGCAGCAGCCACACTAGCAACAACAATAACAACAATTGCAAACAGACAAGTGTCTTATCCATCAGATGCTACAACAGCGACTGCAACATTGGTAAACCCACCTACAATTATTTCTGATAACTCAGTAATTGTTCCTGCAGGCATTCTTTCAATGTCATTATTAGTAGTAGATCCTGTATATGGAACACCACCAGTACCTCCACTATATTACACACCTGGAACACTTCGTTCTAAGATTGCTACATATGCAATTCAGCATGGAACAGAGTTTAATGGAACTGGAGTATCACTTGGTTCAAGCAACACTTCATACGGAACATTACCTTCAAACTGGACTGCGTATGCAAGATTTGACTCTACTGGATATGATTCAATATACGATGCAGCCGATGGTCCATATGCATCTGGGACTGGTTGTTGGAAATTTGCAAATACAAGAGTTAGAACAGTTTTGCAAACAGGAATAACTAGTGACTTAAACTATACAACTGGTATCTGGTTTAAACTTCCAACTCTTTCAACTGGTACTGCAAATGAAGGAATGAGATTATTTACTCTTGGAACAAGCACAGTTGGATCAACATCCCTTGATTTTTCTGTTAGTTTAACTGGCTCATCTCATACTACACAACCTTCAAAACTTGCTGTTTCATTAAATGGAACTACATATGACTATCTTACAACAACAGTTAATACAACAGAATGGTATTACTTAGCAGTTAGAAGAACTGGCTCTGCTGGTGTAAATAACTTTGAAGTATACATTAATGGAGAACTTAAATTAGTTAAAACAAATAGTGATACATCAGCAACATATACATCTTTCCATATTGGAAACAATGGTGCTTCAGCAAACGGCGGATCAATTAAGTTCCAAAACTTCCACGCTGCAACTGCAACAACCCTTACATCTTATGAGATTAATCAGATCTGGCTAGCAGGTACACAGTTCCCACCTGCACAGTCAGTAAATGCTGTTCACTCAGCAGACAGATTCCTAGCATCAGCAACATTAATTTCGCCAACGATTGTAACTACAATAGGTGATCATGTTGAAGTTACAACATCTATAGCAGTATCATCCTTTTTTCCTAATCCAAGTTTTTCTACAGGAAATAACCTTACAGTTAATCCTGGATTCTTTGGTGGTATTCAAGCAACAATTGGTGACAACATTCAAATTGAAACCAATGGAGATAAATCAATTACTCCAGAAGCATTCTTATCTTCAGCAATCTTACGTGAGCCAATATTATCAAGACAACCTGCAAAAGCAAATGCCTCTTTGCCTATGCCAGTAGTCTACACAGCACCAAACTATTTCTCATTAGTAATGACCCATAACCCAGTATTCTATATTGAAGATGGTCAGGCAACTCCAAACAACTACGGATCATGGCAAGCAACTGGATGGACTCGTGAATATATTGATGTAAATGTTCAATCTGGTCAAGAGATGAATGCTGTTGGAAATCAAAAGTCATGGATGGCCAATGCAAATAGTCTTATTATTCCTGCTCCAATACTTCAGGCAAATGTTCCTGATTACCAAACAAAGGTTAACTCTCTTTATGCATCTAGAAATCTTACAATTGAAGTTTGGTATACATCTATTGGATATGGAAGTACAACTAATACTTTAGCCTATGAAGAGTCTGGACCAATCTTCAATGATGGAATTACACAAATTACTGAGGTTTGGGATTTCTTTGGTTGCGTACCTGGATCAGATCCACAAAACAAGATTATGCTTATTGGAGAAAGACTTAAGAGTTATGACTTTAGTAATCCTGAAGGTGCTTTTGCTACCTGGAGATCATTCCCTGATGCTAATCCAAAGAGAGATGAGTGGAATCACCTTGTAGTTACATATGAAGCAGTAACAAATCCACAACAAATTAGAAGAAAGATTTATTTAAACAGTGGAATTGTTTCAAACCAACTATTAACAATTTCCAATACTTCGCTTAATCCTAATAATGAGGCATTCCTAGATGCTGGCCTTATTGACATTACTCTTGATCAACCACAGAATATTTGGTCTGGTCCACAAATTGGTGGCGGAATTCAACTATCAGGAAGTCAAATAATTAAACTACATGACGGAGTTAAGGTTGATGAATTTGCAATTTACCCTAAGACATTATCTGGAACTCAGGTAGTAGAACACTACAACTTCATTAAGGCCTTAAGTCCTAACACAAGATACAACTCAACCGTTAAAGAGTTTAGTGTTCAGATTGGTAACCACCAGGTTCTTCCAGTACGAAATACTATCTTTGATGAAGATCCAATGCCAGCACTTGCTGCTCGTATTCCTGACCCAGTAATTATTCCTGGTAGATCAAAAACATTAGCAATTGATGAATCTGAGGCTAGTGCATTAATAGTTAATCCTTCAATAACTACTAACAGTATTCTTAATGCAGACCCTATGCTTGTAAATGCAAACCTTGAAAGAGTTTATGTTGCAAACAATCAATACTATAACTATGTAAAAACTATTCCAAACCTACACAGATACTATTCATTTGACACAGCAACACCACTAGAAAACCATGGATCAGATACAACATATGCAATCCCAAGCATTGATGTATCTGGAAGCATTGTTCAATATGGACAGTCAATTAATAATAAGTCAGCCATCACTGCTGGAGTAACTCCTCTTAACGGAATAACACTTTATGAATCACAGCATGATGATAGTTGGGGTTCTACAGGAAATGGAAACTTCTTTACATCATTCTGGATGGAAAGACCATATAACGACTTTAGTTCACCAGGTTTAAGAATGGTTGCAAATATTCATAGTCCATCAAACAATCATCATGTATTGCTTTATCAGTTAGGTGGAACTCTATGGCTTGATTCATCAAATGGAACAACTAATTACAGAATGTCCTCAACAACTAACCCATTCTTGTTTGGTTATGGAACTAACCAGGTACTAATTAGTTTTGATAATGCAAATCAAAATGCAAGACATATAAGAGTTTATGTAAACAAGGTACTATTTATTGAACAAAATATTGGAAGTATGGATCTTGACTTTGTTAACGGTGGAGTAGATGCACCAAACGATAGTGCAAACAATTATGCAAGAATGTCTTTAGGATCATTGATTACACCATTTGCAACAACATCTCTTGCTCAGTATCCTGCAAACATTCGTTGCGTATATGATGAAATTGTTTGGGCAAATACAAATGCAACATCAACAATTATCAATGCACTTTATAACAATATGCCAACAAGAACAAACTCATTTAATGAGTCTAATATTGGTGTAGCGTCTGCATCAGCATTGTCAGTGGATGCGACAGTATCAACAGGAACAACTTATTCTGCAACTCCAATGCTTGCTTTCCCAGCACAAACAGAGCCAACAATTACAACTGTTTATTCAACATTAATTGAAACAGACAGTATGGATGCAACAGCAGATGTTAATGATGCAGTAAGGTCTGATTCAAGAAATGTAGTGGCTGGCTTATTCCTTGCAACATTTGGCCTTGGCTCTGGTGGCACACCAAGAATTATTAATGCAACACCTTTGACAGCATCACTAACGCTTGTTAATAGAACAGTGACTGGGGTTCAAACTGGTCTGGGTAATGCAATATTAATTAACGGTCAAAGAACATTTGATCCTAATTCTAAGTGGGTACAGTATGTAGTATCTACAACACAAAATACTTTAATTCCAATGAGAGAGGTACGCTAATGGCTAATGTAAACACATTCCAACAATTTGATCAGTTTGAGGTGCTTACATCTACCGTTGCAAAAAACAGACTCATCTATGACTTTTCACACTCAGCAGCAAATATTGCTCCATCAACTGGTGTAGAAATAGCAGACCAAGTTGTTTGGAATGTTAGAGGAAAAGAAGTACAGACAACTAACCATAATGCAAGCGGGACAACTCCAACTGTATCTCCAAGAACAATTATATTTGGTGATCCAATACTTTCTAATCAGTACTCTGGTCAGTCTTACTACAGAACAAGTGGCGGAACAAGCGTATCTAGTGAAGTAACATCTTTATACCCTTTAGGTGCAGACAATGGTTCAGAGAAATTAGTTCCTATTATTGAAGACAATGCACTTATTCAATTAACATTTGGTCAAACATCGCTGCCAACATCTTTTAGATCTGGATACATTGAGTTTAGTTTTAAAACTAGCAAGCAAAACTGTCTTATTGCTTATGGTGCAGGAACTATTACAACGCCACAAATTACAAACATTCAATCATCAAACTATCTATCTGACGATAAGAATGCAGACTTAAATAAACTAACTGTAAATGTTGTAAATGGAAAACTTAACTTAACATACATAGATGAAGATGGAACAAATGCAACATCTTTTACTATCTTAGGAAATAGAACTATTGCAGATAATCAATGGCACCATGCTGTAATTAACTTTACACGACCAGGATTAATCAAGGGATCTGTAGAGAAGTTTGACAAGAAAGCAATTGAGTTCTGGATTGATGGTAAACTAGATAAAAGAACATTTGAATATTCAAACAACCAAATCTTCTTTCCTGAAATTACACACCTTGCTGCTAATCCAACAACCTGGTCATCAATAGTTGGAAATGAATTTAATGGATCAATTAGAACCTTTGCATCAGGAATCAATTTTCCATTAGATATTTTTGAGATTCAGACTCGTTATAAGTATTGGAACTATGATGAACTTCCAGCAAAGCCATCATTAACTGCATCAGCATTGATGATTGATCCACAAGTTTCTGTAAATAAAACAAGAGCACTTAAACTATTTTGGAAAGATGTAGCAAATAAAAATGGTATTGAACTTGATAGCAATTATATTGTTGACTCTTATTGCATTACCCATAAGAACAAAAACTCAATAACAGAAACAAACAATGTTGATTTGGCAAGAAAAACATCAAAAAATACTATTGCTAATGTTCGTATAGCATTAACAGAAAATGTATTAATTTGGGGTCCTGGATCAGTTTCTCCACAAAATCTTAAGACTGCTGCAACAGGTGGTTTAACAAGACTTACTACTGCTCAAGGAGATCCAAACCAAATTTCAGAGTACTCTGGATTTACAGGATCATTATTAGACTTAACATTTAGTGGTGTTGATCTAAATACTAACGACAGAATTTTGCTAACTAATCAAATAAACGCAAATGAAAACGGTATTTGGATATTTAATGGCAAGTCAAGCCCACTAACTAGGGCAAACGATGCGGACTCACCAACTAAAATTACTAATGCACTTGTATATGTAACTGAAGGTTATAACTCAGAAACCTACTGGACACTTGAATCAAATGTTAACTCATTTACTGAAGCACAAAAATGGATTAAGTTAGAATCAAAGCCAGTAGTAACAATGAATTCACAACCATTTTTTACTTCAAGATGGTCTGATCAGTTTGGCAATGAAAGATTTATAAATCTTGAATCTGATATATCTATTGGAAACTACGACCTTATTGTATTTATGAACTACCCAGATACATGGCAGGAAGTTGAAGAATCACTAAGCAATGAAAATGCAACTTCTATTAAGTTTATGTATGATAGTTTTATTAAATCATTAAAGAATCTTGTTGTTTATGGTGCAAAACTTTATGTTTCATCAGAAATGCTTGCTGGTGATTTGGGCCTTGTAAGGCGCTTTACAAAGGTATCTCAAAATACTCAGACATCAGATGGACAATCTGCTGCAATCAATCCATTTCAGCCTTCAGAGGCTTCTAACATGTACTTTGATACACATCGCTTAAACAGTTATCATTTAGCAACACCAGTTGCAGGATTAACTGATAGGGCTACATACATACTTACTGATTTTATTAGTTATGAACCAGAAGATTCTAAAACTGAGTATCATGCAAAATATGTTTCTAAGCCTCTTGGAATACTAGAAGGAAATGAATTTTTAATTCCAGGGTTAGCACTTAATTCATTTACAGAAAACATTAACATTCCAGGAAATAGAGAAAATAGTCGTGGAACAAAACCACTATCAGTAATTGAACCAGCAAACATATTGTATGGAACACCAGTAACTAAGATGCAAAATACATATTATGTTGGAAGCACAGCAGTATCAAATCCAAATGATGACGATGTAACAACACTTATAGTAAATACTGGAGGCACATTTGATGGCCGTCAGATTCTTGGAAAGATATTCCTTAATGTTATTGAAGACGGATACACCATGAGCCGTCAGGAATATAACAAGGCTACCATTCAGGTAGTGCCAAATGGAGATGTAAATGAAACTACTCAAACTCGTGCTTGGCAGTATTCTACATCAAGACTTAACAAAAGCACACGCAAAGTTAATATAAAAGAACTTACTGAGTATGGACAGACAAAACCAACATTAGGTGGTGGTGGACCTTTGATCCAAGCCGCATCAAGTTCTTCAAATGGTATTATTAGATCTGAAACCGACAACAATAATTTAGACTATCAGTCAGATTTATATGCAACGGTAGAAGAAGAAATATACACAACACAAGAGATTCCAGTGCTAAGCATGACTTATCTAGGTCTGCTATGGCTGGCGGAATAGGAAAGGAGAAAAAATGTTTACTACTACAGCACAAGTAAAAACCATCACAGGTAAGATAGTTAACGCTGGTCTTATTGAAAGAGCACAGTATGCTATTGAAGCCTATATTGGTAAATTTGAAACTGATGTTACTGATACAAAGGACTTAGAAATCCTTAAAAGAGCAGTTGCTTATCAGTCAGCCTATATGCTTAACAATGAGGATATTGTTTTTGAGCAGATGGCAGTTTCAACAACTATGCAAAATGATGCTTCAACAACATTCAAGTCAGGTGACTCTGTTTCGCCTTTCATTGCGCCAATGGCAGTAATGGTATGTTCTAAGTTATCTTTTGTAAAGTCTCGTTCAATTAAGACTGGACCAATTTCATCAAACTTTGAATATCCAAATTGGATAACAATATGAGACCAGCAGCATACCAAAGACATAAGTATTCTGCAGACCTTTACAAGTTTGTAGTCAAGACTGTAGGTTCTGATGAGATAGTTGAGTATTACTTTACTAATACTATCTATTTAACTGCAGGGATTGATCAAAACCAAAGACTTAATCTAATTACTGATGAGCCAATGGTTGTTGGATACCTATTGCTAAATATAAAAGATAGACAAAACACTCCTATTTTAGGAGATATGGTTTGGCAGATAAGTGCTGCAATTCCTATGTTAAACGCATTTGGAAATGTTGATGCATATAAATCTAGAGCAATCAAGTTCCAAGGCGAAGTTGGCTAATGGCATTTTTTGCAAGGGCAATTGGAAGAAGCGTAGCCAGAGCAGTAATTGCAAGATCTGCATCAAGAATGGCAAGTAGAGGCCTGTCTAATAGATTTAATAGAACTGGTACTCAAAGAGGCGAAATGAGAAATAGGGCTAGATCAATTCTCAGGGGTGCTACTGGAGGTAGGTATGGACTTCTATCAGAATTAGCAGAAGAGATTGGTGAACTATATGAAGAAGCCTCGCAAATTGTTGAGGCAGCCTTCTATGAGGCTATGGACACAATGTATGGAATGTGTGGAAATGCTGGTCAAGAATCTGTTTTCTTTAATCATGTTATGAGTGATTTTGCTGATGCCATGGACAGTACAGAAATAGGTGATGACTGGCCAGATGTAGATATTGGCGAATATATGGTATTTATGGGCGAAATTGTAGAGGCTGGAAATGCAATAATGTCAGAAGCCTTTGATGAGGCAGCAAGCCTTAAGGGTCAGGCAGAAGACGGTGAGGCTGATCTGGATTCTCTTGAAGAAGAAGGCATAAGCGAGGACGAATTCTTCTAATTTCCTTGCACTTTTTCTAGTTATATGCTATACTTATATTACATAGAAAGAGGTGGCAAGTGGATTTAAATGTTATGGTGGCTATCAGAGATGATCGCACACTACCTACAGGATATCATAAATCAGTTCTCTACGCAATAGCAAGTAGAGGAGTTTCTGCATATCCAAATCAGTCCCAGTTGATGAAGGACAGTGGTATTGGTAGTCGCAATACTCTAGTCAAAGTTCTACAAGAACTAGAGGGTTTGGGCTGGCTTGTTATAGTCAAGAAAAAGCATAAGAATAACCAGTACAAGAACAGCCGTTACACAGTCCAAGTACCAAATATGACTAATCCATGTATCACATCTGACGAAGTAATAGTCAAATCCGATACACTAAAGATAAATAAAGATAAAGTAAAGATAAACATATTGACTAAGAATAACAAATCAAGAGAAGGTTGGAATCATTCAACACTCTCTGATTTCATATTGCCCGTTTCGGGCATAAACAAGGGAGTAGTAAATGATTAAAGAATACGATGTTGTATATTGTAAACCTTGTAACGCAATAAAAATAACAGACAGTGATAAAACCTGCCTAAATTGCAACGGGACATCAGAAGTCATAGGATTTACACATGAAGTAATACAAAGCATATTAGACATAGAAACAAAGGGAGAAAGTAATGACTAGAAGAGATACCACGGTAAGAAGCATGTGTATTGCAGAAGGTTGTGATAATCTGCAAGGACATCTAAATTACAATACTTTAGGACAAAGAACTTATAGAGTTTTATGTTCAACCTGTCACAAGCAAGGCCAAAGGACTAAAAAACCATATTGTGAACATTGTGGTTTTGTAGCATTACACAAAGTTCAATTGGATATAGATCATATTGATGGAAATAAGGCAAATCATGCTCAAGAAAACATACAAACATTGTGTGCAAATTGTCACAGACTTAAGACACACGCTAATCAAGATTGGATTAGTCAATATGCAATATAAATGTCCAAAATGTAAAGTATCAAAGCCAGAGTCTGAGTTTCACAGATCTTCCTCAGTAAAGAGAGGGTTTCAATACTACTGCAAGCCTTGCCAAAATAGAATGAGTGAAGAGAGAAGAAGCCATAGAAAGGCAAATGGCCCAACAATTATTCGTGATGCTAAGGTTTGTGCAAAATGTAATAATAAAAAGCCAATATCTCAGTTCCCTGTTTATAGAAGTGCTGCTGATGGACACGGAAGTTACTGTAAGCCTTGTTGGGTAGTAATAACTCAGAAAGCACAAGCACGACAACGCAGAGTCTGATATACTTATAGTACTTGTCTCCTGTTGCTAATGCAAGAACAAGTCTACTCACCAATTGGGTGGGACAGTTTTTAGTCACCTCTTTTTACTGTCTCACCCTTATTTGAATGCTATAATTGCAATGATGTACAAACTAGGTAAAATTCGGACGGTATAGAGAAAATATGACACTATTCCCATATGCAGGAGAAGTAGAGTATATAGATGGACAACTCCATTTTGTCTTGACTTTCTTTAATTCTCAAAAGACAACCGAAATGACACTAGATATAGGTTTGGACGAGAATTTAATACAGATTATTGAAGGTTTGATGAATCAGACAGAGGATGTGGAACATGATGGTTTTATATAAGCAGGAATTCTATCAGATGTGCGTCGTAATGTCAAATATCCAAACCTTTATAGGAGGATATTGTGGGATATAGAACATTTACTGAAGAACAAATTACAGAATTTATAGAGACAGCCAAAGAAATGGGTATTGGTCCAACACTTAGATATCTCCAATATCCAAAGTCTTATCATACTGCTAAGAAGTGGTTTGTAGAAAGAGGTTTGGACATGCCTACTATTGATACCCTGGCAAAAATGGCAGGGGATCTAAGAGTATTCTATACTGATAAAGAAAAACTAATAGCGGCACAAGCAGTATTAGATAGATGTGTAGAAGCCCTAATGCAAGATGTCCTTGATAGTGATGGTTTGAATAAGTTAGCCAATGCTGTCCATAAGGCTATACAAACCATTAATCTTATAGAAGGTAAATCTACTGTGATTAACGAGAATAGACAAAAGGATGGACAAGACTTGGCTATTGTTGATCTA